TGGGACATTTTGTAAAACATAATGATACTATGAAACCAATTGTTCCTAAACGATATGATGTGGGATTTGTGGTTAAAAATTGTGATGCTTATAAATTAGCGTTATTGGAACCTTGGTGTGATAACATTTATACAGACGTTCCATATGATCAATACATTAATATTGAACAAAAAAATACTAAATTTGATCTATCTAAAAAATTAAAACGTTATGAAGATCCCAAAGTAAACAATGTTACTCTAGAATTTGACGCCAATAAATTAACAAATGAAAGTTTTGAATTCTTTAATATGTTACAGTTGATGTTAGAAGATAGCGGACAAATTGGTGAGGCCGAATTCGATATATTTATATTAAAAATTAAAAATTTAATCGATTATAATCGTGGATTAATAGATATTAATGATAAATGGTATACAAGTAAACTTCTTTAATTATGTTTAATATGTTTATACATCTAATATTAGATTTGGCAGCTATCTGTGAAATTTCATTTCTACTATTAATTTGGTTTGAAAGTGATATTGTACAAACTATCGGTAAGTTAACAAACACTCGAAATTTATTAAAATTACCTGAGTTTGAAAAGTACAAACTAGAGGAAGACGTAATGAGTAATTACCCAAATTTTTTGTATGAAAAATACCCAGGTTATTTAACAAAATTAATTAGTTGCCCTATATGTCTCTGTTTTTGGAGTACTTTACTCAGTATAAGTAGCTTTGTTAGTTATTTGGGGTATCCAGTCGAATATTCGTTAATATTATTTCCTATTAATTACATTTTTAGTTTATTTATATATTTAATAATAAGAAAATTATTATGAATGTAGGAGGATATCAAGATTTTATAAATAAATTTGGCAACGATAACATCTCATTTTTTAATCCTTTAAAAAATTGTCAGTCTGTTTTAAATAAAATTTGTAATTGTCAAAAACAAAGAAAAGCTCTTAAATCAGAAGAATGTAACAACTTATACATTAACACAATTAATTCTTCTGTCAGTAACTTAGTAGAGTATTTTAAAACAAAAACAACAGATCCAGAAATAGTATTCTATCATAATGGATCACATGAAATCAAACGAATTAAATTACGCTGATTTTTTGAAGTGCTTTAGTAACATTTTCAACAATATAAGGATGTTCTTCTAGCTTATATTCTCCTAATTTATTACTCTGATCTTCCCATTCAAACGCATAATCCGATTTAGCTCTTAGTTTAGGACTATTAAACAATTCATGTTCATTGGGCGCGGCTTCATATATTTTAACCGGCTTAGACGTAGTAATTCTTCGTTTAGAAGGCGCGGGGGACATTTGATATTTAGTTAAATGAATCAATTTACCATTCATTTTTCTTTGAAGCCAATTACACTCATCTTCTGGATAAACATCATACCGTATATCAGTAATAAAAATTACATCGGATTTTAATGTACTTATACGAGTCTCAACTTTGGATGTCCAGTACGTACCCTCACTAATCTTTCGCATCACGTCACCATAAGCAACAAGTAATGGTCGAATAATATTCTTTTCATTAGTATCTTCAGTAAAAACATTTATACCGGTCTTATCTTTAATAAGATCTTTTAAATCATTCTTTAATTCATACGCCAATGCACAACGATCAGTTTTAAATCCTTTATCTTTTAAGATGTTTTGTGCAACTGTAGTAAATAAATCTTTACCACTACGAGCAATTCCACTTATTCCTATAATTTTCATATTATTTAAATAACTTTTCTACCTCTTTTTCACTATATCCATATCCTTCAATTAAAGATACAAGTTCTTGAATACCAGTATCGTTTGACATAAGTATGTTGTAATAATCCGTAGCATCTCTTTTCCCTACAGTAAACTTATTACAAATGCATTCTAATATAGTTTCGTTTACATTTTCAGTACTTTTCTTGATATACTTACAAAACTTTCTTCCTCTTGGAATTACATCAATTAATACCTTATAAAATTGTGCTTCAGGTATTACCTGAAAATACTTTGATATTATCGCCATTTCTTCAATCACATCATTATCCATACTCAATATGCGTACAAGCATATATTTGTTAAATGACTTCTTTTCTTCATCAGTCAAGTTAACATAATAATTAGGATCTTTAATCTCACGAATATGATTTACGTGATCAAATAATCCCTTACTCTTTGTCTTTTCGATATCGAATGTTTTCTTTGACTTCATTATTCATCATTCTAACACTCTTTTTTAGCAACTCAACATCTTTTACAATACGAGATAGTTGTTCGTTATATACTTCTAGTGCTTCAGACACTACAAGCATATTGTCATCTAATTTCTTTAACAATCTATAGAACAAATAGATATTAATTAAAGAAAATGTGGTTGCCAGACTAGCCAGCAACCACATCCAAACCAAATTATGGTTTTCGTTCATTCGTAACGATTAGGCGCGAGCAGTACGGGTACCAGCAGCGAGAACCTCACGGAGAGCGTTAATCTGGCGACCAGTGAGATCAACACGAGCATTACCAGCGCGGAGGGTCAAACGAGAAGCCTTCTTAGCCTTTGGAAATGGAGTAGAGAGATAAATCTCAACGCCAGTGCTGTTATGGCCGACGAAGTTAGTCTTGTTACGAGCATTCTTACGAGTATACATATTTATGTTTTCTTTCTTTTTTTGTTTGTTTGTTTTTGTTTCGTTAGTTACGTCACTAACTTAAATTTATATTACACCATCTTTATCAATCCGTCAACATCTTTTTCATTAAATTTTATATTCAGTCTCAAATCGTTCAATTGCATAGTCTTTTGCCTTGAACTCAAATTCAAAATCAACATCTAAATTTAGATATTCACTAGGTAGTTCACGAACATAATCACCGTGTGCTCTAGGATTGCGATTACTTGGGTCATTGTCACTAAAGTGAAACAACGGTCGATAATTTTGCCAAGTGCTACAAGCTAGGTTTACAGCCTCTTTAGCCGTTAACTTGCCACTATTACAACGAAAATGAAGATTGTCGTAAGTAATAGGAATACCAGTCTTACAGTAAATAATATCATACAATTCTTGAACATTCCAACTATTAGGTTTGTCTTCGTTCTCAAGTACTAGCCTAGACCTCACATTGTGTGAAAGTGTGTTATATACATCAATAAAGCGCAAGGCGATGTCTTTTACATTACCTTTATAACAGTTAATGTGAATATTAATAGGAGCTTCATAACTTTGAGGTAGTTCCAACATATCCATCATTTTAGCATGCATGTTCAATTCCTCAATAGATTTATTAACTACAGTAGGATTTGCACTTGCAGGTACAACAAATTGGTCAGGATGAGTGCTACACCGTATTTTGTTTTGTTTAATAATTTTAGCACACAAACCAAACTCATTTTGTATTGCTTTATAATTGTATGTGTTTTCTAACAACAAATTAGCTTCAGGAAGCGTTTCTAGTGGCATCATACCACTTGTTACTCGGTAGTTCCATTTACGTAAAGCGCAAAACTCCAGCGTTTTACGAGTAACATATACGTTATTTAGTGTTCTATCAGCTACAATTTTTTCAGCTTCTTTACGATTAAGTGATAAAAATCGAGTCTTTGTCATTGTGGACGCTTTAATACCCTGTTCTTGCAACTTAAGAGAAATACAACAAAGAGATTTATTCATTTTTATATTATATTATTTATTTATAAAATGTCAAGTAGTTATCTTCCCACTTCATTAAAGTAAGCAGATTTAGCTTCATCATACGTCATACCTATCATTTTATTATAATAATGTATGTCAGGCTTTAAATTGTCCTCATTCTTTAACTTTTTATACCTATCTACAGCTTTGGGTCTCCACCAATCCATTATTCCGTTTATATCACGTTTAAAAAGTTCTTTTATCCTCAAATCATTATCACCAATTTTATTTTGAAGATACTCTTTGGTGTTTTCATAAAAACAACTATAGTATACTCCTCTCTCATATCCATGTTGATAATGACTTTGTTTTAAATCACATTTACTAAACAACATAGATAATACTCTACTTTTAGCACCTGTAACTGGACCTGATACACCTTCTTTTTGAGTCATAGCGTTTTCATACTTTTCTTTACATTCAACTTTCAACCAGTCATGCCAAATTTTGTAAATATCATCATCAGGTTTAATTGCAATTTTACCAGCGCTAGTACCACACTTATGCCACCACTTTAGACTATTATACATACTGTAACTACCATACAAACTAGTTGTTGTCATACCTACAAGAGTTTGATTGTATAGTTCTCTCCACTTATCTTGTACACTTTTACTAACTACCATCGCAGCTGCTAACTTACCACCCAAGAAATTATAACCAAATGGTTGTGTACTAATAATACTACTACCAATTGCGCTATGTGCTAATTTCTTATCCTCAATCTTATTATTTTTATTCCAACCAATATAGTTATCACGATCAGTAATAGTAATAACATCGCTACTTACTGCTAGTACGCCAATATAAGGAGTTTCTGGTTTACTTTTATCTATAACGAGAAATTTAAGAAATCTGCCAGGAGTTTGACTGAACTCAAATGTGCTTACAAATACTCTCAATAGAGTCCAATCTTCATTTTGTTGTTTAGTTTCTACATACAATAATTCAGGTTGACAGTTTTCTATTTCTTTTATTGTAAGTAATTCATCATTGATGTCGGTTGGAGTCCATATCTTAGCTTTAATAGTATTAAGTTTACTAGCTATATCTCTATAATTTTGTACTTCTAACCATTTCTTGTAGAAAGTCTGTTCTTCTACAGACATAGCTTTTAAGAAATTTAGATTATCAACTAATCTCTTTTTGTTAAAATCAAAATTAAATTTCTTCACTCCAAAAAATTTTTCAAATGGTTCCATATGTATACTATACCATGACTTTCAAGAAACTCAATATAAAAGAGAATATATTCTACATATTAGAATTATCTACAACCGAATTTGTTATATATGATAATAAATTTGATATTCCTATATATTATGGTAAATGGAATATGATTGAGGGTATAATTAAAAATATTAAACAATATAACAAGAACGCTTCAATTTACTATTATGTAAAAGAAAAAGGCGGTCCATTAACATTGAACCGCCAGTGGTCTTATAATATATAATTATATACTTAAGCCGTAATCTTACTGTCTACATTCAGAACAATTACCTTATCATTTGTAGATGGCTTAGTAGTATCAACTGCCAAAATATTGAAAGTCATACTATCTTTGAGAATAACTTCTCTAGACTTAGCCTCATCAATATGAGCCTGTGTCGGTGTACCATGTACAAACACAATTGTTGGACGACCCTTACCGTTGTGAAGTACTCCCATCTCATTAACCTCGCCAGTCTCGATAGCCTTCTTAAGGCGAACTCGTAGAGTAATCTCTACAAAGTCTGGATTAGCCTGATTCAACTCCTTAATTGTAAAAGCGTTGGTAGGCCACTTAACGGTTAGGTTGGTCTTGTTCTTACGATCAGTCTTTTTCATTTTTATTTCTCCTTATTATTTTTGTTTATGTTAATTGGTATACTATACCATAAATTATATTATATCATTGTTATATTATATGTCAAGTGATTCCATCATCTTTTTATTAAGAGTATTGGCTATCTGTACATAGTTCTCTACATTGATATAATTTGCGTCAACTCCATACATAATCTTAAACAACTCTTTGCTGTTAGGATTAATGTAATGGTCTGTAATAAAATAACTGATTACAGTATAACCATTATTACGGATCTTTTTTACTTGGGTTTGAGTATGTTTGGCAGCTTCCTCATTAGAATATGAAATAACGCTCTGATTATCAACATAAGCAGTAAAATATGGTTCGCCATCGCTCATATTCACAAAGTAACTATTAGTATTATCGTCTGCCACAGGTAGATACTTCATAATAGCCTCAAAACACAGTCCTTCGGGCGTAGTACCCCTAGCACTCAAATACGGAAACAAGTTACGAATCTTACTAAACTTATCTACCTTACTATTATAAGCAACAAGAATATATGGATTACGATTGGTAGTAGTTCTAAAACTAATAGTTAGATTAACATTGTCCAACATACTTGCAGCCTTAGCAAGAGATACACACAATTTAATAGCACGATTCCACTTGGACCCATGCATACTAGCACTAGCATCAACGCTAATGTGAAAATTAATTTTCTTATACTTTTCGGTAAGAGTAGTATAAAAAATATTCTCGTCACTAAATCCGAGTTCATGAATCAAACGTTTATCTAACTTTCCAGTATATCTACGAGAAAACTTGAAAGTATTAACTTCATTACGAATTTGTAGACGACGGCCAAGTTTAGTGCCCATAATAATACCTTGGTTGATGGAATCCAAATTCTTCTTGTAAGAAATGTCATTACCATCACCAATGTATAGAGGACACTGATCAGAAAAAAGCAAATCTTTAGTCATGTTTTTAACAACGATACATTCGATAGCACCACCATTAAATTTTTTTGTATAGTCATGTGCAACATCAACCAATTCAACCTTGCTCTTTTCAAGAGTATCAAGAATCTGTTTCTCTTTCTTAGAAACTTTCTTTTTCTTAAGAGTTCCTTTGATAAAATCTTTTTGTCTATTAAAAGCCTTCTTAATCTTTTCCAACTTTGCTTTACTAATAGTACTATCTTGTCCGATATTGGTAACAACATCATTGGTTGAATTAACCGCCGTTTGTTCTCCACCAAGAATATCTTCCACACTACCAGTAACAGCTACATTGTTTTCATCATTTTTATTAGATTCTTGTAATTCACCATCGCCTTCACCGGATTTTTCGTCAACAGATTTAACAGTTTTGGTCTCATCTACTTCAGTAATATTTTTAAATAAAATCTCAGCAATAGTAAAAGCAACATTTAATCGATCTTCCGGCTTAGACAGACGAATAATGTTACTCAAATCCAAAGCCTTAGCAATATCGATCAAACCAGGCAATGCTCGCAAATTTGTATTGGGATTCGTAAGATTAATGATACGAAACATATAAGACTCTACACCAGGCACCTTATATAGTTCACTGTCCAAAGCATCATTAATAACTTTGGCATTAAAATACTTATCATATAAAGCATCGTAATAACCACGGTAACCAGGCGCATTTGTGTGTACCATGTAGTCAATATAACGATCCTCCACATAATTAAGAAGATCCTTACAAATATTGCTTACAACATTCTTACTAATATTAAGCGGTTCAGTTATATCGTAAATACTACGAGGAACTTTCATCCAAATACTCTTGAACAATTCAAAATCGCTATACTTGATATGACTAGCCTCATGTAGAGAAAGTCCTACAGCAACATCAAAATTATCCTTTTTGGTGATATCACTACTTAAGTAAACATGAGTTCCATCGGTACAATTAATATTGTTATCATTAAATGTAACCGGAATATTTTGATTAGTCAAAATACTAACATAGTTAGCAATCGCACGACGAGCAGACGACAGCCTAATCAACTGACGAGTGTGTTCACTCTGACGAGTTTCAATCATTTCATCCGTTAAAGCAACAGCCTCATTATCAGCTTTTGCTTCTTCAATAAAATCCCACTCGTCATGTTCTGTTAGCCAGAAATCACTTAGACTACCCATAATAATATTTTGTTAAAATTAGAACGGAGGTTGATCGCTCTTCAGAGGATCATTGAACAAATTCTCTTTACTTTCACTAGGTACATACTTTTGTACAAGCTGCTTCATATAGGTTCGTTCGCTATCAACACCGCCGTCCTCAGTGAAATTAGGATAGATGGTAGACTCAGCAATTTCAAGCAAATTAAATCCATCAACAATAAGTTCAGCGATTTCAACCGTACTACGAGTAGGAATAAAATTGGTCAACTTACTATCTTCTGTCTTGACTTGCTTACGAGTATGGTCAGCAATCTCACAAACACTCTTGAGAATTCCGAGTTGTTTATCATCGTTAATATCAAAACGAGTTTTAAGCAAATTATATTCACTGTCAACATCAAGTGGACTCATCTCAATCTTAACTGGAAAACGACTGAGAAGAGCGCGGTCCATAACTCTAGTTGCGGTATATTCATTACCAACATTAGCGGTAGCAATAAAAGTAACGCCTTCAGCAACCTTTACAATCTCACTGTCTTCCTTTTCATCCAATCGTAGATAACGTTGAAGATCATCAAGTACAGTCATCAAAATATTTACACCGTCATGATGAGCCCGGCTGATCTCATCAAGAAGAATAATTGCACTTGGAGTACGAATTGCCTTGACAAAGCTAGATTCCTTAAAAAGTGTACCAGTACCCTTATCAAAGTGGGTATTACCAATTAGAGCACTACGAGCATCTTGTGTAGCACCGAGATTGAAATAATAAAAACTAGACTCTTTACCAAGCACCTTCGCAACTGTCTGAGCAGCAAGAGTCTTACCACATCCAGTAGGACCAAGAAGTAAAATGTTCTTACCGCGAATGGCGCTACGAACCATGTACTTCCATTTCAAATCACCCATAATCAATGAGGTAGGACGCAAACTAATACACTTGTCAAGATAATCCTTCATGTTGAAGTTCTTAGATGTGAGGAGGTTAATAGTAGTTTTATTGTTCTTCATATTTATTATTTAATTGTTATAAGACAATATTACCACACATTTAAATAAAGTCAACCGTCAAAATAAAAAAAACCGCCAGTTTCCTAGCGGTTTTTTCGTATAAGTTGTTGAAATTCAACGGTTTCTACGTTGTACAACGGGACGATGTACAACGGGACGATGACTACTTGATGCGCCGCCTACCCATACGGTGCCTGTCACTGGAGAACGATAACAATCTGGACGATAATAATTTACAACCGGTACAGTACATACTGGTTGAGTATAAACTACAGGCGGTGTATACACAACTGGTTGAGTGTAAACTATGTGGTGTACAACTGGTTGAGTATATACCACTGGCGTAGCACATACAACCGGCGCACAAACTACAGGAGGATAATATACAGGAGCACAAAATCCTCCTCCGAAGCCAAAAGATATTCCCCAACTAAAACTTCCCGCATTTACATCAGTAAGTGAGAATACGAGTGTCAATATTGATAGAATTAATGATTTTTTCATATATTTATTTAACTATTATTAGTATAACACATTTGTTATGACTTGTCTCTAAAAAAGTAATTAAAGAAAAAAGTAGTTGCAGCTATAAGCCCCATAAATTGCCATTTAAATTGTTCTAATTTAGTAATTCTATTTTCTACTTGTACTATATTTTTATTTACACCATTTTCTATAACGGTGAGTCGCTGATTTATTGCATTTAGATTTGCATCAATTCTTGCAACTACAGCATTATAGTCATTTGGATTGTAATCTGGCGACATAACAAGTTATATTAACTTTTCTTAGACTTTCCGTTTTTTGTATATTTTACTACTAATTTTTGTAAATTTTTTGGTAGTTGAGGTGGTTTATAAACTGGTTTTTTACTCTTATGATCTATTTGTCTTTCAAACTTACCTACTTCTCTCATAGGTTGTGTAGGATCATCAACCTCTTTATTCATTAATTCAGCTTTAATTTGTTTGGATGGTTTATTATCTTTTTCAGGATCAACCATACTTTCATCAGCTAATTTATCACCTTTCTTACCACCTTCTTTGTCTTTACTATTTTCTACATTTTTATTGTATGTACTATCAACATAATTTAGTTCTTTTTCGTCTAGATACTCTTTAACAAACTTTATTAAATCCTCATACTTTACATACAGTTTCTTAGTTCTATCTGTACCATCCTTAAATGCTTGTACATCATATATGTTATGGGCAATTGGTCTAATATTAATATGCAATGGTTCACAATCACAAACATTATAGTTACCCTTATCATCCAAAACAACTGGTTTCTTAATCTCTTTAGCTAATTCTTCCATCATATCCGCCCAAGATTCTTTAGCGTTTGTATATTTTTGTTCTAGAGTTTCTTTGACAAGTTTATTTACCAGTTTTTTTGAGTATATCATAGTTCTTTATATAAATAGTGACTTATAAATAAATATAAATAAAAACAAACACATCTTTAATAATGTGCTCATTTTTTATTATTAATAAATATTACCTAATAGGACATATACCACCCTCACACTCAATACCTTGTAATAATTCACCACTAGTACCAATACCAAGATTTGTAAGTGATTTAACCTTTTCTTTAGCCTTTAAATAGGTTTCTTTGTCAATTTCTTGATATGGAGCTTGTTTGAAACCATGTTTCTGTCTCAATAAGAAACTAACACTCTTAATATTATTCTTATAATTGTCTTTCAACCATTCTTTAAGAGTATTTAATTCGGATGGTTCATAATATGCTGTAACACTCACCGCATTGTCACTCCACACTCGTTGAAGTTCTTTGACCATATCAAGTTGTTTAATAACACCCATATCGTTTGCTAAAACAGCTCCATCCGGAGTTTCACATGGGAAATACACAACTACAGTATCATGATTCTCGGTACCATCAAAATTCAACAAGAATTCAGTATGATAACCCAAGTCTTTACATATTTGTACCAACTTATCACTACTGCTCATACGAACGGTTCTCATATAATACTTACTATATGCTGGATGTACGCCTGGAGTAGCTCCCCCTAACAAACTTAATGTACCACTTGGTTTAACGGTTGTAAGTTTAATACTTTCAGACCAACCACGTTCCTTACTCCATGCTCTATCAAACTTACGAAGTTCAACATAACACTTATCTAACCATGGCAATTTATCAAGTGATTGACAAATGCCGGTGACACCCATACCAAGTCTCATATTCTTATGAACAATCTTGTTGGTTTCTTCATGAATAAACGGAAGTGCTGCAATAGCCTTTTGTGTCTTATATAATAATTTGGCACAATCATTTAGTTCTTCTTGTGAAGTAATATTGTTCAAATAAAGTTCACAAAGATTGCAACATTCATAATCACTCAAACTAATTTCTCCACACGGATTTGTACCAATAACATTATCAGTATCAGTTGGGTATAACTTGCTTTCCTTAAGAGGACCATCCTTTAAACGACCGTACTTTTGACTTAATGGTAAATTAAAGAAACCGTATGGTTCGCCGTTCGCGAATCCAGTATCTTTATTAATTTCGTAACCATTGGTCCAAAACTCATCAATAATGTGACTGTAATCATCAACATAAAGAGTATTGTTACTCATAGCACGCCAATTTGGCACATTGCCACTACTCCAATTCTTAGCTCTTATATAAAGAATATCATCAGGATCACCCAAAGCAATTTCAGCACTTCTACGAACATTACCAGCAACAACTATGCTACCAATAATATTACAAATATCAAGCACATCAATACTTCTAAGTTTCTTAGCTTCACGACTTTGGAAAATCTTTGTGATCTTTTCAATGCCATCAACCAAAATAGATGGACCGCTAGCTTTACCGCCGAAACCACTGATCTTTTCGCCAGCGCCTCGAATAAGAATGGTACTATATGTAAAACTCTTGCCAGTTACATAAAATGCTTCCAATACATTTGAAAGCAATTTTACCCAACCTTCTCTTGTATCAGGTACAATAAAATCAGCATCTTTAGTTGGTTGATGTGTTACATTTACATCCTTCTTAATTCTTGGAAGTTCATGTACATCTTCACGACGAATACTATATCCCACACCTCCACCCAACATTAGATTTTCAAACAAGAATAAAAATGCCTTAGGCTCTTTCATGCTTGTAAACCAACAATTTAGCAAACTATTTGCACCAAATCTATCAACGGTACTGGTACCAAGTTGCCACAACATTCTACCGGCAAAATTACACTTTAAATTAAAGACATAATCAAAAAGTCTTTCAGCTTCTTCTTTAGTGTATTGTGCACCAATCTTTTGCGCACCATTAATACATCTTTCAATGGTTTCATGCCATTCTTCTGTATTACCATCTTCTTTTAGTCTAGCATAGGTTCTTTTATAGACAATGTAACCTAAACCATTGAAACCCCAATTGGGTTGTTTTTTTGCATACTTCTTAACAAAATCTTTACTTAAAATATCACTCATACTGAAAACCTTTCTTTTGGGTAAAAAATAACTATCATTTAGAAAAATAAACTATTCTCACATTAATAACATTTAAAAACTTTTTTTTATAACTTTTTAATTTTTGTTGACTATGAATTATTCTTCATCTTCATCAACATTGTGAGCATTCCACTTGTTTTTAAGAACTTTCTTTACTTGATTCTCACCATCCATCATTTCATTCAGTACAGCAAGACCTTCACGACTATTCTCACCAAATATTTCAATCTGACCACAACCAGCATTCATTTTGCTTGGAAATGTCAATCCATCTGGTCCGAAACGATTCTTGATTACATGAAATCGTGCAGTGTTAGCTTGTTTATCACCGACTTTACGACTTAAACTCAAAACAAAGTCAGCCGTCATAATCTTTCTATAACTGTCAGCAATGTTATTTGCCTGAATAATATCTTCCTCCATAGCAGCACGATTGCTTTGTGAAGCACTCCAAATAGGAACTTGTAGTTCACCAGCGACTCCACGAAGTTCTTCATAAATACCACCAGCTTCACTATAACTATTACTGTTCTTCTCACTGTGTGCTGGACGAAGAATGTCAGCATAGTCAACAATGATCATATCTACTTTAGTACCAAGTACAGCAAGTCTTTCACAATGTGCCTTGAGACTATAAGCACTTACAGTCTTAATTGGAAAATATTTAATAACAAGTTTACCCGGAACTTCTGTAATCTTTTGTTTTACAATGTCAATGTTGTTTCGGATATTCTGGAAGTCAATACCAGTAAAACAACTATCATATCTCAAACCAACATAATTCTCATTCAACTCAAGTGTAAAATGTACAACATTCTTACCTTGTTTCATTGCTTCGGCACCCAACTTACTGAGTACCCAACTCTTACCACTACCAGCACAGGCAGTAATAATACCAAGTTCGCCGGGTCCAAGTCCACCATCCATAATCGTATCAATTTCTGTCCAATTTGTTTTAACACAATTACGACTCATTACACTCATTCTTTTTTCAACATCTTCACTATATGCGTGACCGATGTTTCTTTCCATACCAGCTTTCATTGCGTGGTCAACAACACTCTTAATCTTTTCGTATTGACCGGTAGAAAGTAAGTCAGCGCTTTCAAAGATAGCATTCTTCAACTTCTGATTCTTACAGAACTCAAGAAATTGTTCCTTAATAAACTTCAAATCATTATCGTGTAACTTTTGATACACTAACTTTAGATTGTCAACAATAGACTTCTTAAGTACTTCATTTTCTACACTATCCAACTTAATCTTAAAGACAGTTAGAGTTGGTAGGTCTTTATATTGATTAAAATACTCAATACTTTCTTTGAGAATCCACTTGTGAGCATCACTCTCAAAGAATTCAGCTTCTACAATGTCATGAATCCGTTCAATAAAAGAACGATCAGACAGTAAACATGAAATACATTTAACTTGGAAGTCTAACCCGTATTTCTTAAGGTTATCAATAATTTGTTTATTCTCCATAAAAATAGTATAACTCTACACCGAAAATTTACAACTTGTTATATGATTATTGCACAAAACTATTAAGTTTTCCAAAACACTGATTTAACCAAATATGATAATTAGGGATATTTGCCCACATCTTGTCTTCTGTAATTAATTTGGTAAATCCCATCTTATCTATCTTTGGTACGGGCTTATTAATTATTTCTTCAATCCTTAACTGAGTAAAACTTTGTACTTGAGTGTTATGTAACTGCATTAATTCATAATTTCTTTCAAGCAACAACTTACTGTTCAACACTCGTTCATAAATTTTATACTTGCTAATATTATTTTCAGCATAGTTATAAATTTGTTGTAAACACACTTGAGGTTCTTCTCCCAGAAATGGAAATGCTTGAATCACTCTCTTTAAGCCAACACCTTCCAAGCCGGGTATATTATCACTTGTATCACCTTCCATTATTCTATAGAAGATAAAGTTTTTGCAACTGATACCATACTCGTCTACGATTTCTTTACACCCAAAAATCTTTTTCTTTACCGGACTCCAAATACTAATCTTATCACTTGCTAATTGTAGAAAATCTTTATCAGTAGACATTATAGTAACGTTACTATCCTTAAATGTCTGCTTAGCAAGATAAGCAATAGTATCATCTGCTTCAACTTGATCCATTGACATGACAGTGACAGGCAATACATCAAGATAATTTACTGTACGAATCAGTTCTTTCTTAAAATTCTGCGATTCTGTTAAACTATCGGATAGATCATCATAAGTTCTATTTAGTCTAATGTCAGTTTTTCTTCCATTCTTATAACCGGGATAAATCTTCCTTCTCTTTTGAGAACCACCTTTACCATCAAATACAATAATAACCCGTGTAGGATTTAATAGTTTAATTGCATATCCTACACTTTTGAGAAAACCGGCAATACCACCAGTATGAAGACCATCATCATTTAGTGATGGCACTGCCATGAAACTACGAATATAGGTATTTAACTACAACCCGTCAACCAACAGGACATCGCTGTTAATCGACTTTTTAAGTCCTGTTGTGACGGAATCTCTTTCTATATTCTCAAATAAAGAGAATAGTTTCTTTCGTTCGTTTGGAGTAAAACCGTTCATTCTTATTCGTTACCAGCCGATTCTTCTTCAGTATCAACAGTAGCGTCTTCAACGATTTGACTATTTGGGTCTTTATATTTCATAACAACAGCATCACAAATCTTGAGATATAGTTCTTCTTTCAAAGCTGTATCAGATTGCATTGTGGATACGAAATCTTTGGATTGAAACTTCCATTCAGTACCATCATTTTTTCTGTAAGCGTAATAAGCGCCACCTTGTTTGATAATATTATTTTCTTTCAGTACTTTGATCCAACTACTATAGTCAGCAATACCACTGTCAAAGTAGATTTCAAAGTTGGCCTGACGTTGAGGAGGCCCCATTCTGTTTTTGATAACAACCGCTTTACATTCATTACCAATAACTTCTTCAGCCTTTTTCAACTTACCAGTATTGTTCAAACGAACACGAACACTACAATGATACGCAAGTGCCTTACCACCACTTACTACATACTTGTCACCAAATGCCATAGCATTTAGATTTTGACGAAGTTGGTTAGTAAATACAGTAAGAACCTTTTGACGACCAATCATGGTAGTAATCTTACGCATCGCTTTACTGATAATAATACTCTTACCGGTTGCGAATCCATCCTTACCATGATCACTCTCTAGTTCCACCTTAGTTGATGCGGCTGCTACAGAGTCAACAATAATTGTAAGGATACGATCCTTGTTGCTCTTACGAACAATTGCAATCATCTTTTCCATCTGAGCAAAAATATCTTCAACGGTTTCACATTGAACATACAGCAACTTAGATAAATTTACACCAAGACTCTTCCAGAACTCAGGAGCTGCTGCATTTTCAGTGTCAATTACTACTGCAACTCCGCCTTTCTTTTGAGTATCAGCAACAACGTGAGCGGATACCAAACTCTTACCGGTACCTTCCAGTCCGTTGAATTCAACCATCTTACCAACAGGCAATCCTCCGTGAGGACGATTGCTAATTGCCAAATCTAAAATTGATGAACCGGTACTAATCCAATCAGTAATTTCGGCTGGATTTTCTTGTTCATCCAAGAAATAAGCAATCTTACCACCATCTTTATTTGCTTTGTTCAACTCATCTGCTAACAATTCAATGAGTTCATCTCTCTGATTTTCTTTATTATTTTGTTTCTTTGCCATAACGATTATAACTAGAAAGCCGGTGAAGTATAAAAACTCCACCGGCTTATTTTTATTTTTTAGGAGTTAAACAAATCATCAAATGCTTGTGTAACATCGTCAGTTGCAGCTGACTTTGCTTTAACAGCACTTGGTGAAACAGCAGTCTTAACTGCCGGTGGCTTTGCCGCCACAGGTGTTGCAACTGCTTCAGACAGTTCAGTGTCATCTTCAGCAACAACAGAAGTTGATTCCGTTTCAGCAGCTGGCTCTGGATTCAACCACTTGTCCATTACATCCTTGAGTTCATCGTAACTAAACTCAGGAAAAAGATCCAAAATGTTGACTTGACTCTTGAGTGCTTCAAGTAACTCAGCATTCTTTGGATCAACTGCGAGACTTACATTAGGCTTAACACGAATGTTGGTTTCTGGGAAACTCTTACCAGATTCATCTCCAGTCTTGAACTCAACAACGATATCACGACCACTTGTCAAATCAGTAATATCACCGAAATCGGGATCGCTGATAATTGAAAGTAGTTCTTGATAAACCTGCTTACCAAATCCCCAGAACTTGACACCTTCATTTTCCTCACCACGAACGATGACAGGAGCAAATGTACGCATCTTGGGTTCCATCTTACGACCCATCTTCCAATCTTCCTTATCACCAGTCTTCTTAAGACGGTTACTAAACTCAACGATTGGATCTGGACGACCAAAACTATCAGGACTTAAATAAGTCTTTCCATTGATGTTATAATGAAACTTAAGTTCAATAAAAGGATTCTCAGGAACATACTTATACGGAACAATACGAACAACCTGCTTGCCCGGCTTGGGCTTCCAAATGAGATTGGACTTTTGATTTGTGTTTGAAAGAGAGCTCAAACGACTCTTTAATTTACTAATGTCTAGCATATTTTAATTTATTAATTGTTTAATTGTTAATTAGTTAATTGATAATTACTTAATTCACTTAAATTAAGAATAACCAACTTCACTCAGTGTACCTTATGAGTATCAAAGTGTCAAGTGGTTAATAATATATATCAAGCTGATACTATAGAAAACAGTTTTAAAGGCACTACTTTTATCCCAATTTCATTGGTTAAAATAATACAATCTTTATATAAATCCCATTGCAATTGATATGATTTATCGTATACTCCACCATTTTCTTCAGCTATGAGTTTGTTCATAGCATTCAGTGTATAAAGCGTATTTGTTTGCTTTTTACGATGTATACTGATTGTACCTTTATAACGATTATTTGGTTGACCTTTTAATATATTAAATGTGAGATACAACTCTTTTAGATTCTTTTCATTTACAAAAACAAATAATTTCCGGTCAACTAAATCATATTGACTTTTAACATCCTCTATAATTTGATTATAATTTAAGCTGTTAGCAAATTTACACAGCAATTGTTTTTGTTGTATCATGATTTATTTCAATTTAGATTTTATTTCATTATGTGAAACAACGCCGTTCATTTCTATATTAAAAGCAAATTTACTTCCACTACCAACAGTAAATGCAATTTCGCTATACATAGGACTCAAAGTTAGTTCATCTCCGTCCAAATCAAAAAGCAAATACATATAAACTTGAAAATGCAATGCGTCTTCTTTAAGTGTTGGATAAATGTTTATGTATCCAAGATTTATATCTTTAATATCCAACTTTTTAAACTGTTCTCTTTTTTTAGTAATATAACTTTGTTTATTTCCTAAATCAATTAATTGACTGCCTGTAAATTTAAAAAGAGGCAATGTGTTGTTATCACCAAAAACTGCTTCTGCACTTAAAGTAGCAGCTAATGATGGTAAATCTTTCACATCAATTTCGGTAGATTTACTATTATTTTGAACACTTTTTATTAGTTCGTCTATTTTTCTTAACGCTATATGATTAGCTCTCAACTTTAAAGCAGGTTCTATTTGTTCTCTAGTAATATTTTTACCGGTGTAAATACATTCCTTAGCTTCATTTAATTCTTGTATTTTAAAAAAGTTTTTTGATTTTGCGGCGGTATAAAATATATCATATATTTTTTTAATTGCTAAATCAATTTGATTGTAATGATTTTCATCTATTTTACCAATATGTAAAGAAAACCCACCTGATTTTTCAAGTATTGACAAAATTTTATATTGTTGTATTAAATTTTTAAAACCTATTTTTTTATAAAAATCATAAAATTGTGTCATTGCTAAGTAATTACAATTTGTTATAGGTATTTCATTGTCCGATAATTCTTTAATACTTTGATTAGAGTCAATATTTGATTGTTCTAACTCAGCTGTAAATTTCTCTAGATTTTTATCCTCTTGTTCTATTTCGTTCATCGGTATAGAACGAAATATGGTTATAACACTTTCATAAAAGGCATTTATTTTTGAAGAAAACCAATTATAAATATTAGACATTTTTTTAGACAAATTTTGTCCGGCAGTATTAATTTTGTTTTTTAATCCCGTCAAAAAATCTGTAACAAGTCCTTCATTTATAATTTCTTTTATCGGAGTTTCATTTGGTTTGTCTCCGATCATAGAAAAAAACTTCTTTGTAATTTTTCCTAATTTAGCATCTCCCTTTTTCAAAGAAACTTGTGAGAATTTTAAGCTAGGATTTTTTTTAAATGAAATTGTACCATCGTCGTTTATTAACAAATCTTGTTCACTTGTTATTTTTGATAAATTAGAAATCAAATCCTCTTTACTACCACCATAAATTAATATAATATCAGATGTATTTGCTTTTGATTCATCATCTGTATTAGTTTTTTGTTTTAAAATTTTTCTATAGTTAATTATGTTTTTATGTATAAACGATGTGACTGGTTGATTCGTAATATTATTTAGAGTTTGTGAAGTACCTGCTGTCTGATTGTAAAAATCTATAAAACTATTTTTTGATTCTTCGTCATTTAAATTTGAAATAACCTTTTTAAGCCACATTTTACCTTTATCGGTAAAATCGTATTTATCTATATTACCACTTGTAACAAAATTTACCAAATCTTGGTATGTATTAACACCAAAACATTTTAACAGTGGTAAAGTTTCTAATACTTCAGCATTTCTTTTTGTTTCATCAATTAATTTTAAAAAATTGGAATTAATTTTTTTTGCAACGACTTTTGTACCGACTTTTTCATCAAATATTTGTTCGCCGATTAAATTACCTTCAGTATCATACCACAACATTCCTTTGTTATAAAAGCCATATCTTTTAACTTCATCTACACTATAATTTACTAACGGTGTTTCGCCGGTTAATATAGCATCAACGGCTTGAGCATCAACTACTTTTTCTTTTGGAGTTCTATCTTCATAACCATCTTCTTTTTCATCTTCTAGATCTTTATCCAACTCAGTATCTACAGGTACACTTCCTTTTGGTTCTTCAGGTTGTATATCAATCGGAGGTTGTGTAAATATATTAGCTTGAGCTTTCTTTGGATTTTCAGCAAAATGTGTACCCTTATTTATAGCTCTATCACGATATTCTTTGCTTGGAAATGTTACCAAAATACCATCCTTATTATAAGCTTGTCTTTCTGGAAATCTACCGGTTTCAAATAACTTAGCGGTTTTATCTACAATAGTTTCAATATCAAATCCTGCTTTTTCAAGATACTCTTGAAGCACAAAAACATGATCTTCATTCTTTAGATTTATTGTACCGTTTTTTATACGATAATCGCAACAAACATCGTTTAATACTGATTTAAAGTTCATTTAGTATAGTTAATAAATATAAATATAATTAAACTATTACTAAATCATTGTAATTCTTACCTTTATAAACCTTTACTTTAAACCGGTTGTTCTTAATAATATTGATTAAATCATCTATTTCAGACTGTTCTACATTACCTACATCAAACAATATAGCATCATAATTATATAATATAGGTAATATCTCTTTACCGCTTACATACTTTAAACAAGCGTTTAATCTGTCAATACCATACTCAGTCTCAGTAGCCTGTATAATATATGCAAATAGTTTATTTTTATTTGCGTCTAATACATGTTTATTGGTTATCTTTCGTTTATAAATAGGAGTCGTTACATATCCTTTTGATTCAAACTTTTTCCAATATTCTTCTTTTAATTTTTCTACCTCAGCAAAGTATGGTATACCGCAATATTGTTTAGGTATCTGTCCATATAGATTTACCATTGTTAATTTCTTACTTTTTGCCAGTAAATCGGAGGTCACTTCATCCACATCATAATATTGTTTAGCTAAATGTTCATAAATCGTCTCTTTTTCAGGAACTTTATAATCAATTAGGTTAGCAACAATATATGGATGAAATCCGGTAAAGTCTACCATCAATAAATAACCATCTTCGTATCTAGATACAAAACTAGCTCTAGAACCATCATCTCTCTTTAGTGCTACATAATTTATACCATCATAACAATTACTTGGTCTACCAGTTGGATTGTAAATGTGATAATCGGTATATACAAATCCGTTGGTGGTTCGTGCTTCAAAGTACTTGCTGTATATTTCATTATCAATCTTTATACCATTTTTTTCAACTTTATACAGAGTTTCACTGATGATATTATTAAAGAATTTATAACAATAAGTGTCAGTCTTTTCTTTACCTAACTCTTTTATTTGTTCTACTTCATTATCAAACACATTTTGATGTACCACATAAGGTACAATCAAATTAAAGTCTTTTAGATTATTATGTGATATTGAAAATGTATTTTTACAAGTATTATTCGGTTCCGACAATGTTTCATTATTCTTTATAAAACCAAACAAGTTGACATCATACAAATCACAATTTAACCAATACTTGTAAGTCTTTTTATTATTAACATAAACACTTTTACCACTCAAAGACTTTTTGAATTTATCAAATGATATATCTTGAGGTAAATCTTTATGTTCAAAGTTGTAATAGTGTTTATCTCCCGAATGATAATCGTATACAAATGCAGCAATAGGTTTATTACATATGTTATGACGATTATTGTCTTGTATAATAAACTTTAAATATATTTTCTTGGAAAACTGCACATACTAACTATAACTCAAAAAAACAAATTTGTCAACTTGGTTTATAAAATTGAGTATAATTTGTAAAAATATCTTTGACACCTGGAATTTCTTTATCTATGTCATTAATCTGTTTGCGATTAAAATCTATAACTCCTTGTTGTGTCAACATTTTGCCTTCGTATTTGTTATTTAGTGTACCTACAATTTTCCATTTGAATTTAATTCTTTTATAAAGCAATGTAGAAACTAAATTGTAATTGTCTTTTGACACTTCTATTATTTCATTTGAATTTATTCTTCCTACAACGTATCTGTCAACATATCCAATTTTATAATCATTTTGTGTAGGTTTTGGCAAAAATGCTATAGGTAGATTTAGATTAAAAGTACCTAAATCTAACTTAACCTTGACATTATCCGGTGTATCTTTCATATCAAATTGGTACAAGTTCAATATTTTGCCCAGCCACACATCTAGCTAGACAACCGACTACAGTTTCCCATTTACCACCACCTTCAGTTATATTATGTGTGACATCCGTTATCATAAATATGACATTTTCCGGTATATATGGTTTTGGTAAATTTGTAATTCCAAAATGTTGAAACATTCTAAATCCAAATATACCGTCAAAAGTTACTGTTATTTGGAAGTTAGGTGAAATTCCACTATAAAGTGGTAAATTGCCTTCTACATCGCCGTCATCTATAATTTGTGACAATTTGTCTTTTAAATCAGGTGGTAAATTAAGTTGCTTATAATTTTTATCAGCGTCCTCTGGTTTTTGTCCATCTTTAACATAAGCGCTGGTAACCATTAAAACGTTATCAGATTTACCGTAAGTTTGTATACCAGCAATTAACGGATTTTGATCTACTGTTATTTCGCTTTTTGAAGGTACTTCATTACTTTCACCTGTGCCATCTTCAGATGGATTAAATTTTTCTAATCTGTCAATATATGCAATTGCGGGTTGACTAGAATTTCTAGCAGACATACTTGTATCACTATCAATCGGTTTATTTTGACCTGCTTGAAATAATGTGAGAGTCGCTTGTTCGGATGTAAGAGACGTATTTAATGATACAGATTTAATAAAAGATTCAGTACTTGCGATATCAAAAACATATACTTTACTTAATGTAGGTGCTTTTTCACCTAAATTAGCATAGTTGTTATCTACAATTGACAATCCACCGTCATCTGATTGAGAAACTTGAAATTTCCAAAAACCGTCTACAGCATCATTAATTAGATTTAAAATTGCAGTAGCAAATTGTTGAAGTGTAGTTACTTCAGAACTTTCACTAATTTCCATTATTTTTTTATGTTTTACATATATGTTTTTAAGATTTCCAAATTTATATTTTTCAAAAGTTCTTTGAACTACATCAGGCCTTCCTTTTGCTGGATCTATTAATATAAGTTTGTCACCTGATAAATTAACAGTCTTATCAAAAATAAACGGAAAAGAAATATTTGTTTGTGGATCATTTTCAGAAATATTCATTCCAGCTTCAACGCCTATATCATAATATAAACGATTTATGATTGTATCTAAATTATCTCTATACGCACCCGTAGTTTTAAACACAGTTTCTACTTTTTTAGCAGCTTTAAATATTTGACTGGAATTATCCACTTCAAGATCGTATTTCGAAGAAAAAAATGGATCGTTTATACTCTCTTGTGGTACATACCCGTTTAATGTGGATATTTTTTTTTCAGCTTCTTGTCTAGTATCATTATCAGTAGTTTCTTCGTTTAAAGATTTTACGACTTCAGGAGAAGGTGCGATTCTTCCAATATTAAACTTTGGAGCAATACCATTCGGTATTAAAACATTTGGGTCACAGGAGACAAGATTTGGATGTGCATTAATTATCTTATCTACATCAATTGTAAATGTTTTATTTTTTTCAACCGAACAAAATTTATTTACAACTTCAAATAAAAAATCCAATTGAATCCAAACATCATCATTGTTTTTGCTATCAAAATCTTTATCGTTTAAAAAAGAAATTGCTTTTACACCAGGTGGAGAACTATATGGAATGAAATTATCACCGTCTGGTATTGCAGCTCGTTTGTAAATGTCGGGAACATTTGTTCTTCCTATGAACACTCTGTTTTCAATTTTACCACCATAAAATGTACTTTTTGTAACATGATTTATTACTTCACCTTCATAACCATCATTTAATTTTGTTCCGCCTACTGTAGAAGCAACATAATCCATGAAATTTTTTCTACGAAGTACAGCTTCCCTTATTTTAGGAAACGCGGTTTTAATAAATGTTTTTAACCCCGTATATTCTTTGGTTCCATTTGGAACATCCTGTCCACTTTTATCTTTTGTAGTGGATGTAGTAGTACTTACATTGTTTTCTGCAGGCATACCTGCATATAAAGCTTGACGAGATGTTAATTCAACATTGCAACTATATATCATGCCGTCTTGAGTAGAAAAATCATACTTTGTAATTATACCGGTAATACATCCATAATTACCGTAAGACTTGTACCATCTATCTACTACAGTCTGTGGTGTTTGTATTAAATTCCAACATTCTTGTTCATCATTTAAATTTATTAGTGATTCTACATTGAAGAGATTCCATCCTATTTCAATAAATACATTTATTCTCGGTGTAAGGAAAAATGGAGCTAAATATTCCACTTGAGCTAGACTAAAACATTTGAACTTAAAACTGCCAAATGCCAACATATCTTTACTCGTTTTAATTTCAACACTTTCCAAAGCTGGCGGTGGTAATATCGGTGATACTTGAGTTTTTTGTGAAGAAAATTTTTCAACATATTCGGTTTGCCCGTTTTTTGTTTCAGCAGCTAAATAATTACTAGGCCATTGAGTCACATATTGTGATCTATATGATGGGTCTATATAATGGGGTGTACCATCTGCCTCATAACCGATAATTGCTTTGCTTTGTTTTAGAATATTTCCTTCTTGTCTATATCCAAATGCGTCATAAAATCCCTCGCCAGGAAACATTATAAAACCTTTATATTCTTTTTCTTTGCCGTTTTTATCTAAAATTCTAGAACGAGGAACAAGTCCATTTCCAGCCAATCCGGTGCCGTTTGAAAATATACGAACCCACGGTGTCATAGGCCCTTTATATTTTGAATGATTTTTAAAAAAGTTATATGTTAATGAAGACGGACTGCCTGGTGTAGGAAACTCCATTCCAATATTATTTGAATTTTTTCTTCTTCGTAATTCTCTTACAAGTGCTACTGGAATATTTTGTACTTCCCACCACTGTGGCGCTTCTTCTATTTCCGGTTCGTTTGCCATATAACTTAACTATTAATCTGTTTTAAATTTTGCAATATTAAAGATAAATTGCCTGGAATTCTTAATTGTTTTTCAGCTTTGACCGATAACTTTCCATCCGATATATTGTTAGCAACAGCTATAACCCACCAATAACTTTCATCGCCATAATATTTTTTTGCAATCGAATCTAGATAATTATCTTCCGATATAGTGACGTAAATGTCATCTTCACTTTCCGGTATAGTTGGATAAAATGTTGTTTTATAAACAATTTTACCATCGTAACGTTTTTCGGTTGGTGTAAATTGATATCTCATGTTTATTGACCTTGTACATCAGTGTCATATCTCATATTTAATGAGAATGAATTTTCTTTAATATCAGTAGATTTGTCACCGTAATTATCAATTGCAAGCACTCCTTCTTGATCAACATCGGTAGCACTAAATGTTTTAACAGGCGCATCTCCCCAAAGAGCTCTTCCAGTTTTTGCTCTATCTTTTTCCATAATAAACATTTGCAAGCTAATGTCAGCTTCTCTTGGAAATTGAGCTACTTTTCCTTTCATATCTTTATATATCCTACCAACATTAAAACTCCACAGATTATTCTTTATATAATCTTCATTTAACAATTCCCACGAAGCGTCGTCTGGTATTGTTATGTTTGCACTGGTAATTACAACAAAATGTTTTTTATAAAAATCGCCGAGTGTTAATTGAACCATAGACGGTATCATAAATCCTCCATTTGTAGTTGATGTATAATTAGCGGGACGGGTTAATCCTACTAAATAATTAATTCTTTGCCACATTGGCATCAATTCATTGACACTATGTGCTACAACTTTAAAACTAAGATTTAAGTCTCTAGAAAAATTCTTATAGTAATATAATTTATCAGGACGACCTAAATATTCAACAGGTTCCCAGTTTGCAGTATTGTTTTCTTGTATTCCTTTTATAGTAGCGTTAAAAGGTATAAATCTATTATTTACAATATCGTAAAAATAAAACTTTATAAAGTCAGGGCCCAATCCATTCCATTTTTCTTTTGAATCGTATAAATTTGTAAATTCAGTATCGTTCATTACACCCAACGAATTTACATAATCGGTATCATTTGTTGGTCTGATGAATCTGTCTTTATCTTTCTTCTGACCCAATCTGCTTGGATATTTTATGACATCTTGATTTTTTCTAAATTTACCTTGATAGGTTAAGCTATTTGGATCGTTAGCCGGTGTAGTTTTACTTCTAGCAGACTTTACCTTTGCTATATAATTAAATCCGATATCATCATCTAAAAATTGTTGTGGTTTACCTAATGCCATTGAATAACTATATCCTGCCTTGCTGACATCGGTTTGAGTAGATTCAAATATATTTTTTAACTCTGTAACTAACTGTGAAGTTTTATCGGTAAAAGTAGTTTTATAATTTTGTGAGAGTTTTTGATCGGAAAAAATTGTATAATTAGTTAATTGATCACTATATTCGTAATCAGGTGTTACTTTAACAACATCTCCATAACGATTATTTCCATTGGAAATATTACCCTCATTTACTGAATCTATGCTTTCTTGAGTAATTTTACTGGTATCCGTCAAATCAAGTTTGCCTACATTGTTGGTAGTATCAAATTTGGTTGTAAGTTTGCTATTAGTTCTACCACTGTTATTGTTACTAACATACAATCTTAGTTTATTATTTGAATTACCACCATTATAAAATCTAATTGCGACCGAACCGGCGTTAGTTACACTTTTAGTATTAAATCCTAAACCCTTTAACAATGTACCAAAAAAACCGCCTTTGGATGTTGATTGAGTACCTGTATAAAGTAAATAATTGCCTTGATTAACGCCTGCACTTAAATTTGGATCGTTATCAGTAGCTTGTGTAACAAAAGCACTCCATCTATCCGATAATAACATATATTGATATGTGTTTTCATCGGCACGATATTTTAAACCAGCAATTGGTTGAGTTGGTGGAAGTAAACCTCCTAACAAAGTATTATTCTTTAAAAATGATCCAGCTGCTTTTAATAAATTACCAAAAAATCCACCACTTGGCGGCGGTAATAATGTTGAATACCGAGGACCGTTATAAGCATTTGTTGCCGTATTACCTCTTATGAGACCCTTAGCACCATCTTGTCCTATAATAGGTAAAACTTTATCACTTCTATCTCCACCTCCAAATATACCACCAATATTAAAAAATCCACCCAGTCCAGATTTTGGTTCGCTGTCGGCGCTAGCTACTGAACTTCTTGGTGGAGGTGGATTACCAGCAGTTGCTCCAAAAAAACTACCGACTGTACTTATAATTCCACCTAAACCTGTTGCGCCTACCAATCCTCCTATTAGATTACTGGTATCAATAAATCTTTGTGGTCTATTTAATAAACCAAATGTTGCTGGCCAAAAAGCGGCTAATATTGGACTGGCAGGATTATACACTTTAGTTTCATCAAATGTTTGAAAACCTTGTAAAATAATCTGTTTAGTTAAAAATCCAACGCCTTTACCTGTACCTAAAAATCGCGTTACTCTAGTAGTATCTCTTAAAGCAGCTTCTACTGGAAATATACGATTAGTGCCTATTTTTTGTCTTTGTCCTTGATTTGGATTAACATAAAAAGGAGGAGCCAATTGAGACTGTACAAGTCCTTTTAAATAAAGATCTTGTGGTTTATTTTTGCTATAAAGTACTTCGCTGTTATTTCCAGTGTTAAATAATATTTCTAATTTACCGGGAGCTCTTGTGTCTATATACCGACCTGTAGGTACAGGCAGTAACAATCCATTTGATTGTACTTGGCTCAATGTACTCACTTCAGTACCACCTGGTTGAAGACCGGCTATATATGTATTGCTATTTGCCATTGATTATAAATATCAAATTAGAACAAAGTTGTTAATTGACCTAATGAACCGAATTTTGTAGAAGATGCTGCTAATAACTGATTTGCTTTTTGACCGTCTATATAGACAGCTATTTGACCGGATGTCATAAGTTGTGTCAGCTTATCCAATCTTTCTACTACTAATCTATTGGAATTTATTATTGCATCTACAAGTTCATTTTTAACGGGTTCTGATTTACCAGCAGATTTTTCAGCCGAATTCGTTTCTTCGCCGTCGCCACCGCCAAATATACCAGATACAAAAGAAACAGCTTTGCCTGCTAAATTCATTACGGTACCACCAATTCCTTTTATTTTATCTACAATTTTTCCTAAGCCGTTTATTACAAAATCAAATGCTACAGAAAATATATCTTTAAAAACAATTCCTACTTCTGATAGTGATGTCTTTATGTAATTAAAGGCTTTTTTAAATGGAAATGTTATTATCTCATATAATATTTCTACAATAGATTTAAATGCATCTACAAAAGTTGTTTTTAAAATGTTTATTATTTCAGGTATAATTTCTTGTGATTTTTTAAATGGATACGTTAGAGATTCAAAAACCATATCAGTAACCGATTTAATTCCATTTACAATCAACAGTCCCAACAGAGAAGGAGATTTACCTCCAAAAAATTCCACGATTTTATCAAAAGCTAATTTGAAAGGTGAAAATATTAATTCTAAAAGCGTTATTCCTAATGAAGCGATTCCTTTAAGTATCAATAATCCCAATTTTCCTACTAAAGTAGCTACTGCAATTGGAAGTTTAATTACATTAAACATAAATATTTGTAGAAAAAGATTTCCAATATTCATAAAAATTTTACCCCATTCTACTCCTCCGCCTCCAGATCCCGTAAATAATTTTTCAATCATATCAGGCAAACTTACTAAAGCGTCTAGTAGATATGTAGTTACATCTTTAAAAATGGCACCGAAATCTATTTCTGCAAGTAAACTGGGTATTTTTTTAATTAAATCCCCAACCATTTTCAGCGGCTCCAATATTACGGTTTCAAATACTCCTTTTAATCCAGCTTTAATTTTATCTGAAAATGTACCTGTAGTGGTTGTGAATGTTTTAATAAATGCAGTCGCGCCTTGTATAACGGTAATTACGAGGCCAATTGGACCTAGAAATTTAGAAACTGCACCAAAAAGTGGTCCTATTTTTGATATCAATCCAACACTTCCACTTGCTCTTGTAAAAAATCCACCCAACTTTCCGAAAGTTCCGCTTATTATATTTCCTACACCACCAAACACTTTTGAAAATAAAGATCCTATTTTTGTAATTTTAGGAAATTTTAAAAGTAAATTCTCAACTTTCACGCCTATATTAAAAATTGTATCGGATAATTTTAAAAATTGATTTCCTACACCACCAACAAACCCAGATATAGTTCTAAAGCCCTTTCCGAAGCTTGATATTTCAGTAGAAATTAACTTTATTTTACTGGAAATTTTTTCAAACCCATAAGCAATATCGGTTAATCTTTCCACCGGTTTAAACAAACTCTGTGTAAATTTAAAAATTCCATTTGTTAATTTACCTATACCAGTTAAAGTACTTCCAATTGGTCCAACGACACTTGAAGAAAAAAGTATTGCGAATGATTTTACCGCAACAAACCATTTACCAATTTCCATAGCAATTGATTTAACTTGTTCTTTATTTTCTTTTAGATAATTAATAACTCCTTCCAATATTGGACCGATAGCTTCTAAAATTGGGCCTGCCAATTCCATAAACAATTGATTTATTTGGTTTTGAATTGTTTTAATTCTCTCTTGATTATGTTCTCGTTTAATACCATCTTCAAATGCTTTTTGCTGCGCAGCTTTTTCCGCCGCGGATCCTTTTTCCATTGTTTGTGCCATTTTCTTACGATTCTCAGCTAATTTTCTTACTTCAGGATCTTGAGATTTAAGTGCATCGTTTAAATTCTGTTCGGCACCCAACATATCTTGCAACTCTTTAACACTCTTACCTGCTGCTTGCGCAAATGCTTCTTGAGCAATTGGATTCAATTGATTAAACTTAATCTTCTTTGCTTGATCTAATATCAATTTATTTGCTTCAACTACTTTTCCTTGGAAAGCCAATCTACGAGCTTCATTAAAATTAATATTTTTACCAATCAAAGCACTAGCTTTAAGTTCGTTTTGTATACTACTTTCAAAATCTAATAAACCTTTAGCAGTCTTTGCCATATTATCAAGACTAGTTCCCATTTGTCTTGCTTGAGCAGCTGCTCTTACCATTTCATTTGCATTTTTACCAGCAAACATTCTTGCTTCATCACTTGCATTAGCAACGTCATTCATTACATCATCAAGTCCAACACCATAAGCGGTAGATGCCATTTTGGCAAATCCCATCATATTTTTATTTGACATTGCACTTTTACCGGTAATACCACTCATCGTTTGTAAAAACTTTGCACTGGTTGCGGAAGCGATACCAAATTGAGCAGACATCAACGAAACGTCTTTAACTAAGCTTTTTTCAGCAGCTTGTAAAGATGTAAATGTAGAACCAATATCTTTCATCGTAACACCAGCTTGTTCAGCCGTTACTCCAAAATCTGCCAGTTCTGTAGCAGTTTCTCTTATATTTTTTTCAAATAATTGACCTTCACTTCTTAAAAGTCCAAATTTTTGTCTTACGCTTGTAGCAGCAGTATCAATCTGATTAAATGTGCTAACCAATTTATCTAATACACCTGAAAATGTAGTTGGTATATTTAATTTACCTGCCAAATTATTTGCAGAGTCACCTGCTTTATCCAAAAGTTTAACTGAAAAATCAACACTCTTATTTATTCCCTCGAATATTCCTTTCGTCGTCTTTAAAAATTCATTTTTAATTTTTATGTTTTTAAGTTCTCGGTTTGATTGTTCAAGTAACTTTTCTTCTAAATTAATTTGTCGTTTTATATCAACAACCCCTTTTTGTGTAATATCATATTCTTCTTTTGATAAAGTAACGATACCAGCGTGGTGTGCCAACAATTTACTTTCAAGCGCAGAAACTAAATTAGTGTTATCTTTTATTTGTGCTAAGCTGTTCATTCTGGCACTTTCTAATGCACCAATTTTTTCAGTCGTTTTCTCTAACTGCGCAGTTATTTTTTCTTCAAGCGTTTTATTTTTTAAAGATTCTTTAAATTTATCATTGTTAGTTTTATATACTTGACCCAATTGTTTAGCCAAATCCACCATTTCTGACTCAACTTTTTTAGCATTTTCTAAATTTGATAAAGTTTCTTTAGACTCCGTACCGTAACGTGAAAGAGCCTCGGCTAATTTTGATGGATCAAATGATGCTGCCATATCTAATATAAATATACCAAATTATTAGTTTTTATATTAAAATGGTTTATCTATTTTACCGGATTTTTTGTTGGGCTGTTTGTAACTATCATTTTCTTTGTTTTTAATCTCTACTAATTGTCTATAGTAGAAATTACGTAAGAAAACAGGCAATTTATATGCAACATCAACGTTTATCGCACCTTCGGAGAAATAACTCAGTTCAAATATTTGTTTGTGTAGGAAAACCTTGTATTCAGGATTCAGGCCAAAAAAACTGTACCGTCATCGGTACATCCATCCTTTCTTCGTGATTACAGTTTTCACATACAAAGTTAAAACCTAAATCAAGTTCTGGTGCCACGGTTTTAATATAACCTCTCAACGCCATACTATCTTTTGAAAGTAATTCATTGTCAACGAATTTATTTACAGCAGCGAGATCTTTTTTACCATCTATACTAGTGATGAGTCTCTTCAATCGTGTAGTAACTTCTGCACTGGAATTTTTTTTGATTTTATTAATTGATTTTAGATCACGATCAATAATTTCTTCATCGCCGGATGTTATTAATTTAAAAGTAATTTTTCTCTTAGAAAACGGAAACTCAAATTCAAATTCATTAACTCCTCTTTCAAAGTTAGAAAAATCAATTTCTTTTTCAACTAGTTGTGATAAATCAATATTAGTTTTGTTTTCAAAATTACACTTCTTACATTCTATTTTGACAGGACCGTAATTGTCACCATATGCTAATCGTCTGGCAGCAATAAAAAGTGCATTTTTATCAATCATCAACAAATCACTTACATTTATTCCTGGAGTAACAATTAGACTTTCAAGAAGTTTATCAAGAACAATACCTTTCTTAATATAATTTTCATTGGTTAAAATATCTTCTTCTCTAGCAGTCATCATCTTCATTTCAACACTACCTTTGCTGAGTGGAGTTGTTTCTTCATAAAAATATCCTTTTGACGGCAATGACACTGTTTCAGCAGGATAAGTTGGGGTGTTGTTTGAAGACTTTGTAGTAGAAGCTTCGTGTTGTTGTTTTAAATGTTGAATAAAAATTTCGTCACTCATAACTTTATAACAATATATAGTGCTTTATATAACTTTTTAGTTATTATATTTTATACTAAAGCAACTATACATTATTTAATTAATCTTTTAAATTATCTACAGCAGATTGCTTTAATTTTACATCAATTTCTTTTGTTTTTTTTTCTTCAGGAGTTTTTGCACTTTTAAGTGCTTCTTGTGCTTGTTTAAGTGATTCTTCTGCTGCTGCAAGTTCTATCTTTTTAAGATTTTCCGTTGCATTTTTTAGATCAACTGTTATTTTATCCACTTCTTGTTTGGCTGCATTTATCTTAGCTTCGTCTTCTTTTATTATACCAACAATAATTCTTTTTAATGTTTGTTTTTGTTTTTCAGTAAGTTGATTTGCAATTGCGCGTAATTTAGTATCCAAAATTTGTTTTACTACATCACTATATTTACCAAATAAATCTGTAATAAACAGTTTCTTTTGTTTGGGAGTAAGAGTGACATATTGTTTTCTCAATTCACTTGCACTTCTTACTTGTTTACCTAAAACCGTGAAATCTGTAGTAGGTGTTGTATCTATATAACCGTGTTTAATAGCAGGTTCTAACTTATCCAATTTTTTTGTAAGGGGTTGTAAATAAGAAGGAGATCCATCTTTTTTAGTAAATTTACTGAATCTAGGATCCTCGGTCATGTCTTTTTCACTTACAGCAAATATTAATGAGTCTCTATCTAAATCAATAGGTATTTGACCCATTAAGTTATTTACGTTGTAATTTGAAACAACTTTAATTATTTTGGATAAAGGTATGCCTGTTAGTGACATCATTGTGGATTTTTCATCAAAATTAAACGGCGATTTTGGCAATTCTATTTTATCGGTAGTTGTTATATAAACATTGCTACCACCATATTTTGTACTTAAATAATCGTATACACTCTTATGACCTTTGTGGAATGGATGAAATCTTCCGGGGTATATTACGAATATTTTTTTGCCCATTTGCATATAATAATAAATAGAAAAACCCCAGCGTTTGCTGGGGTTCTTTTTGATAAATATTGATTAGTATTGAAGAATTGCGTAATCGTATGCTATACCAATAGTGATCATTTGAGCAGCACCGTCATCACTCCAGTCCATATCTGTGAAATCTGCATTGGTAATAAAAGCACCTTTTAATTGCCATTCTTCTACCTTATCACCCACGGGCCCGAGTACATTGATCGTAATATCCTTCTTATAGAAATCTTGATAACCGTCACGACCAGTTACAGATTCGTGGTGAAGACGAACCCATTCCATCACAGCTTGTGCGCCGCTAGGAACGATTGGATCATAAAGTTCCATTGAGATGTCATCCCATACACTCTTACCTTTGTAGTATGACTTGACATTGATATGATCAAGTTCTTTTTTGGCTTGAGTGATCTTAGGACGATTAACCTTCTTTACAATGAAAGAAGGTATACCGTCAACATAAAGGATAAAACGATTTTTTACCTTCGGTTCAAACGAAGTATAAAATATTTCCGATGGATTTAGTAATTCTGCCATAATTTAAGCCTTTCTTTTTTTATAAATATAACAAAAAACAAATTATTTTTATATTCTAGTAAAAATAATTAATATTTATCAATGTACGAGCCAAAAGTAAATTATGAGTAGACCAAAAAATAATCCGGATTATATTGTTAAAGTATGTAAAAATTGTAATACAGATTATAAAGTTTCTTTTTATAAGAGAAACAAATCAACTTATTGTAGCAAAAAATGTTCAAATACAAATATTGATGTTTTAAACAAAATACGTGAATCTCAAAAGAAAACTCACATTCAAAAGTATAATGGTTTGCATCCGATGCAAACAGAAAAAACAAAAC